GTATGGCGGGTGTGCTAACACGAGCTATAAGAGACTCTGGTCGAAAAGTTCTTGGTAGTCAATTAGCAACTACATTGGGTGCCAGTGGTGCAGAGATTGCTCAAGCGGGTTCATTAGGAGCACTTGGGGAATACGTGGCTCAAGTCACAGCTGATGGTAAGGTGACATCACCTGGTTCTATTTTGCTTGAAGCATTTTCAGAAGGACCATTAGGTATTGTAGAAGCTGGTATTAATCTTCGTAATGAATACAAACCTAAACCAGACGTTGACCCTACTGTTGATGATGGACAACCAATAACCACCCCAGAACTAGAGACGAACCCAGCTGCCGAAGCCCAACCACCCGAGGTAAGAACCGCTCAAAAAAATATAAACAGTGATATTATTCGCTCAAAAATATTTTCACATTTAAATAATATGTCTCAACAACAAACCCTTGATGGTACAGGTGGAGATACAATTGATCCTCAAAAAGTAAGAGAAGAGGCACTTGACCCATACGAAAGAAAATTTCTAGAAGATATGGGAGATGAAGGTATAACACTTGAATCAGGTATCTATAATGATTTGTTTGATAAAAACATTATTAACATAGAATCATCTGTTGATTCTGAAGGTAAGACAGTTGCAAAGTATGTAACCTTTTCTCCATTTGATATTGATAAGTTAAACAAAGCTAAAGCTTTACAAGAAAAAGAAGATGCAAAGCCTACAAAAAAAGAAAAGATTAAACCATCTAAACTAAAATATCCATTTAACTTTAAGAAGTTTGAGACAACAATAAAAGAAGCAACTGTTCGTGGTATTACTGCTACAAGCCCAACAGAATTTAATGCAAAATTTAAAGAACAATATGGAAGAGGACCTACATTACAAGAACTCCAAGGTTTTAATAGAGAGTTAAACAAAACTTCAATTACAATTTCTGATGAACAAGCTGAAAGTTCTTTAATACCGTTGACAGAAACTTTAGATATAACAGATAAGAATTTACTTAACGATTTAGAAAAATCATTTAACAAATTTAAGAAGAAGAAAGACTATGGTGAAGATGTTGAAGCTAACTTACTAAATCAAAAAGTTAGAAAGTTTGAAACTAAAGATCCAAACTCTCCGGGTTTAGTTGAGTATCTTGAAGCCACACTACAACAAAAGATTGGACAAAGGGTCCCTACTAAAATAATTCAAGATCAGAATGGGGAGACACAAGGGCAGGTTCATAAAGTTTCTTTAAGTGGCCGTAGTTTTCTTAGTCCACAAACTGGTCAACCAGTAGCTGTACCAGGTGGTGGTGCTTTACACATAGCTATTGATAATGGTAATCCAAATAACAATCGCATATTTTTGAGTGAAGATGAGGCGGGTACATATTTAACAAACAAACTAAAGAAAAGAAGTGTAGGATTATCTACAGTTAAAACAAACTTTATACCTAACTTACCTCAACAACAGTTTAACCAAAACATAAAGAATGAAATAGATAAGATTATACAAGAGAATCCGAATATATTTTATAAGGTTAATGGTAACGATGATATATTACAAATGAATAATGATGAAACTTTAAAGATGATTGATTCAGAAATTGTTCCTATGATTAGATTAAACAAAATACAAGACTTAATCGCTCGTGGTCGAAAAAAAGAATCGGCTACAATCCTACCTACCCTTAACGAAGAAGTTCAACAAGCAGAAGTGGGTATGTCTCAAGATGCTAAAGACATTAATCTACTGCAAGCATCAGGTATTAGTAGTCAACCTGAAGTTAATCAAGCTAACTATGTTGAAGATCAAATTAATAACGAACCTACTCCTATATTATCTCCACCAGAAATAAACCGACAAAGAAACTTTGTAGGCCGTGCCGTAGATACATTAAAAAGTTTTGCTGGCAATGTGTATTTAAACTTCTTTAAACCTTATTTAAATAGCGCTTATCATTTATCTGAAACAAGTAAGCCTATAGCTCGTTTGACCAACATCTTAGAAAAGAGAGCAGCTATGAGGGCAAAGATATTTGAACAACTACAACGTATTATTGGAGAACGATTTAATAATATTAATGATGAACAGTCTGCTAAAGTTGGTAAAGCCGCAGTATTTGCCAGAGCCGCACAGACACAACTAAATCAAGGTTCTCCTTACAGAGTATCTGACACAGAAATATATATACCTGCATCGGCTATGTTAAGCAATCAACTTGGTGCTAATGATAAGCCTATAAAAGAAATAGTTCCAAGAATGTTTAAGATACCAACTGAAGGTATTCGTTTAGTTGGGGATGAAGTATTAGCTTACGATGCTTTAGTACAAATGGGTAAGTTTGAAAGAGATTTAATGATAGAGCAATCATTGGATGATATGGCTAAGAGTTTAAACAACCCAGAACTTGGTATGTTGTTTAATAAAACGAATTTAAATTCTTCGGAAGCTATAAATAAATTAGCCGAAAAAATTAAGACAACACTTGTTGATCCAGAGTTAACGATATCTGATTTAGATTCTAGTATACTACAGAGAACTGCTAATCGTTTAGAAAATATAGCTAAAACTTACGATGCGACTTACTTTCCTCTTAGCCGTACAGGAGATAAGTTTGTTTCAGTTACTGAGTATAAGGTAAAGGAAGACAAAGAAGGTAACCTAAAGTTAGTAAAAGAAACTTTATTTTGGAGAGCCTTTCCAACTAAAGGTGGAACTAATATTGGAGAAATAGGACGAGCTAAAAATTTAGATGAACAACTTCGTCAAATGTATTCAACTACAGAAAAAATAATTGATCCAGAAACAGGTCAACAAGTTAACCGATATTTATTTAGTGGGGTGCAAGATAATACATATAATAGTATGAAGAAGTATATGCCTGATGATTTCTCTACAGCTATGGATACATTTATGCAGATACATCCAGAACTTTTTCCAGCTGGCACTCAGTCTGAAATTATGGAAAGAGTTCAAGAGTTAGAAAAGAAAAGAGGACTACCAACATTTTTAACTCAAAGTTATATGATACCTGGTTTTGATTTCAAAGATACAAAAGATGCTCTTGTAAAACATATGAATGCTTTTGCAACATGGGACTCAGGTTTTACATTTGATAAACAATTAAATAAAGCTTTAACTGCTAATGACTTTAATAGCACCGAGGCAAAGTATCGTGATGCTTTAATTAACTATCTTGATCAAGACCCATTTGAATGGCAAGGATTCAGACAACTTGCATTCTTGTATTACCTAACTGATATTAGTGCGGCATCTATGAACTTGTTCCAAGGTATACCAGCTGGTGTATTTATTGGAAGTTATGCAGGAATCCGTACATCTGCAAAAGGACAAGTTAAAGCGATGAGACAATTATCTAAAGCTTTAAAAGTTAATGTTAAGTCCGATAATCAGTTTGACTTTGATGCACTAAAGAAACAGTTCGGAAGTCGTATACCAATATTTAATGATCCTGATCAATTACTTGGAACAGTTATGAACCCAAGTCGAGCTAATGAATATTTAGCTAATGAAACAACTGGGCTAATGAAAAATACTAAAGACGTATTTGGGCAAAAAGGTTTTGCAAATAAACTTGAAAGATCCACTCGTCTTGCTGGCCTAATGTTCACAACTACAGAGGCAGCTAACAGATTAGCTACATATATTAATAGCTATGAATTAACAAATAACTTTGATACATTACGTAGAGCCGTTAAGTCTAGTATTAATCATCAATTATTTAGAGATAGATTACAATCAGATATTGATTTAAATCCTAATACATTACTCGATAACTTTGAAACTTTACGAAACAATAAAGATGTTCGTCAAAAGCTACAACATTTAACAGCACAAACAGCAGTAGAAGAAACACAATTCCTATATGGTCGTCATGTAAAGCCAAGAATTAGTAGAGGACTGGGTGCTTTGTTTTTTCAATTTACAGAGTATCCAACGATGATGTTAGAATTTTTAGGAAGACTATCTCGAAGACCAGGTGGTAAAAGAGCATTAGCTATTTATCTTGGTGCTTTACTTGCAACATCTGGATTTATGGGTCTACCTTTTGTTACTGACTTATCAGAGATTTATGAACTTGTAACTAAAAATAATGTCAAGAGACAATTGTATGACGTTATTGGTGAGGCAACAAATCCGCGTATAGCCGAAGCTTTGATGTTGGGTATGTCCAGAAGTTTAACTGGAACAGATATAGGAGGTCGTGTTGGTTTAGGATCTCATCCAATTTCTGGTGGTATCATAGATATACTTAGAGGTCAAACAGGTCCGACTCGATTAAACATACCTGCTATAAGTGTATTTCAACAAGTTATGAACTCGTACTCGTATGCGGGTGTTGATGAGTATGGTTTAGCCTTTGCTTCATTATTACCTAAGTTTTTAGGTGCGCCTATAAAAGCATCTTTATATTATACAGATGGATATAAAACAAGAAACGGAGAGATGATTGTATTACCAAAAGATGTTAGCACGTTTGATGCTATAATGTCTGCCACTGGTTTTTCACCAGCAGATATAGCTAGAGAAAGAGAAGCTATATGGATGGCTAAAAGTTTAAAAGATTTATCTGCACCATTGAAACGTAAGTTTTATAGAAGAATACAAAAGCACGAAGGTCGTTATTATAGGGCACTTGAAAGAGGAGATGATTCGGCCGCTAAAGCAGCGATGAAAGATTTAGATGATGTATACTTTGATTTACAACGACACAATGATGATGCTAGAGACAAAGGTCAAGAGGCAACTATAATCAAATTAAGAAATGCTACCATACAAAATAATACAGCGAATGAACTTTACGGTATAGAGCAAACACTTTCTGACTTACCTTCAGACATTGAGTATCAAGCCAGAGAATCTTTAAAATACATTCCAAGGGGTGTTGACTAACCATGATTAAGGTATATATTTAACTATATGAAAGACGTCCACGTGGCGATCGGTTGGGATTCAAGAGAAATAGATGCATACGAAGTGTGTGCTCATTCCGTTGTAAGACGATCGTCTATACCTGTGGCTGTCACTCCCCTCATGCATAATAATTTACGATACTTTAAATTGTTTGATCGTGAATGGCGCATTGATAAGAACGGACAACACTGGGACGTTAAAGACAACGCACCTTTTTCTACGGAGTTCAGTCATACTCGGTTCCTTATTCCAGAACTAGCAAGAAGAAACAAAGTAAAGGGGTGGGTAATCTTTTGTGATTGTGATTTCTTATGGCTTGATGATATAAAAAATTTACTTGATGAACTAGATGATAGCTATCCAGTAATGACAGTTAAGTTTAATTATCACCCAGAAGAAAATACTAAGATGGATAACAAGATACAGACAAAGTACAACTGTAAGTTGTGGTCTTCGCTTATGGCTTTTAATATGGATCATAAATCTAACAAAGAATTATCTTGTTATGATGTCAACGATATGAAAGGTCTTGACCTTCATCAATTCAAATGGCTCTCACGAGGGCCTGCTAGTGTAGGAGAACTCAACCCAAAATGGAATTATGTTCCAGGTATAATGGGGGAACATACCCCGCTTACACCATCAGCTGTTCACTTTTCTTTAGGTGGTCCGTGGATGAGCGGTTATGACGACTGTGAGTATGCAGACAAATGGTTTGCTGAAAAAGCTCACATGGATTACCAACATGGATCAACATTAAAGGATATGAAATGCCTACATTTTCACTTGTAACGTCGTTTCGCGGCGACCATTGGAATGTCTATGCAAAAGAATGTATAGATAGTTTTGTAAAATACTGGCCTAAAGAAACTAAATTATATGTATATTATAATGACTGGCCTGAATGTGGTCTACAGAACTATGACCCTAATAGAGTCGAGTTCATTGACCTCATGAATCAATCAAAAGAACTCTGTCAGTTCTTTGCTAAACATAAAGATAAAAAAGATGACCCTAACTGGCGAACCGATGTAAAGAGGTGGGCCTATAAAGTATATACTGAATATGACTTCGTTGTTAATAATGCCCCTAAGTGTGATGTCGGTATATGGCTTGATGCTGATACCGTCACGTACAAAAAGGTGACTATGGATGATATCCAAAAATGGATCCCAGAAGATGTCGATATATCTGTACTTGGTCGAACGGCTGTCAACTATATCGAGGCGGGGTTCTTAGCTTTACGTATGTCTGATCTCAACAAGGCTTTGTTTGCCGATATGTTTGGAGTGTGGAACACGGGTGAAGTGTATAACTATCGTGAGTGGCATGATGCTTTTGTATTGACACGTATAATTAATTTACATCAAGCGCATGGTTTAAAGGTACATGACCTTTCACCACACTGTGCCGATCTAAATGCATTTGAGGCCTCACCGTTAGTCCGACACATGTATCACAACAAAGGTATGTTGAAGTTCAAACAACAACAAGCTAGTCAAGAACCGCCAAATACTAAAGTACAAGCGCAGAAGGAAGAAGGCTCAACTAAGAAACCAATTGTAGTTACACCACAAGATTGTATGCCGATAGAAGATATCCGTATGAATATCATAACTAATTCTAAAAGAGTTGACTCTAAACTAGAACGATGTAAATGGAACAACGAAGAAGTTATCATTGCATCAGCTGGTCCATCTCTTATGAAAGACATTGGTAAAATAAAAGAGATGCAAGCTAAGGGTACAAAAGTTGTATGTGTTAAGCATAGTCACAACACATTGATAGATAATGGTGTAATACCGTGGTCTTGTACAATACTTGATCCGAGACCATTCAACGAAAAATCTACACACGGTTATGTACGTAAAGATTTACTAGCTAAACCGCATAAAGATGTTATGTACTGGGTAGCAACCATGTCTAACCCAGAAGTAGTTACACATCTACTAGAACATAAATGTAAAATTGTAGCTTGGGATGCCTATTGTAATGCAATTGAAGGTTGGGATTATTTTAAGAACAAAACATTAATTACTGGTGGCACTTGCGCAGGTATGAGAACTATTGGTATGCTACATACATTGGGTTTTAGATCCGTACACTTGTTTGGATTTGATTCATCAATTGAGGGCGAGCCAAAAAATAAGAATGAGTTAGCCGAGGATGGGAGAAAGAAATGGCTAAAGGTATCTGTTGGCGAAGAGAATGAACCACACTGGACAACAGGTGAGTTACTAGCTCAAGCCCAAGACTTTGAAAAACTTATGCAAAGAGAAGAAGTCGATATAGATATCCACGTGCACGGTGACGGTCTTGTCAAAGCACTGTGGGAAGATGGTCTTAAAGATAAAAATAAACAATTAAGTTACAAGGAGTTATTCGATGACATCCCGTAAAGTAGTCGGTGTATTTTTAAACTCGGCTGTACATCAACCACATGTAAATACATTAACAGCCATGACTCATGGTATTAGAGAAACAACAAACGACCTAGTGTTCTTATCTAACTCAACAGAATATATGGAGTGTGACGTAGCTATCATATTTGGATCTTGGAAGGATAGAAGAATATCTCATCATCTATTAAAAAACAGTGTAGTTAATAAACACAAAGGTGACCTACTTGTTATTGAGACACCACTACTAGGTAGAACAATAACTGAAGATCATAAGTATTATCGTGTTGGTAAAGGACACTACATGAATACATTAGGTACCTTTAACAATAAAAATTCTCATAAGGATAGATGGGGTATAATTAAAACAGACCTTGACCTTGGGATTAAGGACTGGAGAAAAGATGGAGACTATATACTATTCTTAATGCAGCTACCAGGTGATGCGGCTACGGCTAATGTAGAAATATTACAATGGTTACGAGAAGAAATAATTAAATGTAAAAAGGTATCGAAGAGACCTATAAGAGTACGGATGCATCCTCTTATATCGTCTTACGATCTGTCTAAATTTGAGGAGTTTGTAGATGGACAAGAAAATGTTACTATGGTTTATGGAAATAAAGACCCAATTTATAAAGACTTGCAAGGCGCTTGGGCAACTGTTGGATACTCGTCGGGAGGTACTGTGGATAGTCTGCTTGCTGGTGTCCCTGTTATTACACCTAGCAATCTTAACTTTGCTTATCCAATCAGCTCCCACGATATTAGTTGTGTAGAGAATCCAAAGATGGAAGATAGACAACAACTGTTTAACGACTTAGCTTACACACAGTGGACTGTAACAGAGATGGCTCATGGTCTACCATATAAACATTTATTGGAAAGAAAATGACAACATACATAATTATAAACGTAATAATATTCCTATTGTTTTAGATGACAGATAAAAAGAAACCTGAAGACGTGGTTGTTAATTTATTTAAAGACACTAACGAACATATCATGACTGCTGACATGGCTAAACAGTTTCCACCAGATCATTTTAATAAATTAGTTATAAATCAAATAGATGTTATTAAAGAAGATGCCAGTAAGCACGAAGCCACTGGTGTCATGACTGTTTTGTTTGATGATAAAGGACCCTTGGTAGATTACTTTGCTGGTAGTATTAACTTACATATGGCCTATGTTTTGATGGACCAACTAAAAGATGTTATACTAGAGAAAATTGAAGAAGGAACTAAGTAATGTTAACAGCACTCATCGGTCCAGTTACTGGGCTACTTGATAAATTCATAGAAGACAAAGACCAAAAGGCACGTCTAGCTCACGACATAGCTACCATGTCACAGAAGCATGCGAATTCTTTAGCAAAAGAACAAGCCAAAGCTAACACCGAGGCAGCTAAACATCCAAGCATGTTTGTAGCAGGAGCACGACCAGCAATCATGTGGGTCTGCGCAATAGGTTTATTTGTAAACTTCTTTATATTACCACTAATGACTTGGTTCACAGCCTTGTTTGCACCAGAAATTAGTATGCCAAACTTTATAGATACTGGTGAACTTATTTCTTTAACGATAGCCTTACTCGGAATGGGAGGCTTACGTTCTTTTGAAAAATCAAAAGGGGTTGCAAGAGAGAACATGAAGAAGTAAAATATAATAATCAGTGGGCTGCGGTCGTAAAGGCAACCAGCACTGTTTGTTAACCTTTAACAAATGGAGTTGATTATGTGGTCTAAACCATCAATCACGGTTGTATCTGTTGGTCTTGAAATCAATAGCTATGCTTGTGCCGAAAAATAAGGGAAGGGGCGAATTAGCCCCACCCATTACAATTCTTTACAAACCTCTTAGAGGTAATAGATTTCCAAATAGTAATAAAAGAAACTTGTTAGGGTATAGATGTCCGATAATTTGTTTGGGCAAAAAAAATCCCTAGAGGTTTACATTACCCACCCCTAGGGATTATTGACGACGTTGGTGTTCACTTCTAAATATATATTATTTCGTAGCTTGGTCAAGTAAATTACGAACAATTTTAGAAGATGATTCTGTCTTAGTTCCACCGATATTAAACAACATAGGAATATTATTCTCAAGACAATATGTCATCTCTGGTGTAGATGTAGGTATACGATCACCACCATTAGCAAAAGCAAAATCCATATCGTTCTTAACAAACTCTTTTAAATTATCTACTACAGTATCGTCATCATCTTTTGCTTTGATAACTTTGTCTATATATTTGTTTGAACTTAACACAAGCTCACGTTCGTCATAGCTTAGTAAGTTATAGCCTTTCTTTTTTTGTAACCATTCGTCTGTATTAACAATTGCCCACACAGTTCCGAACTCATAAGCTTGTTTGAACATATTTATATGTCCAGAATGTAGGGGATCAAACCCCCCACTCACTACTATAATCATGATGTATCCTTATAATATCGTTTTCATCTAGTTTTTCACCCTCCCAAACCTCGAATATCCTTGTATGCCTATTAGAAGCCCGTACACAATGAACAGTATTTTTTGGGATATAAACTCTATGACCAGGTAGAAACGTCCACCAGTGCTCATCTATGAGGGCCGTTACTTCGCCTTCAAGTATTTTCCAGTGTTCATTTCTATATTTATGGTATTGAACGGACATTGCTCTATTTGGATAGACATTTAATATCTTTATAACTATTTTTGGTGTAGCTTTTAGAACTCGATATGTTCCCCATGGTCGTACTACTAAATTTTTCATGTAATAGAAGCCATAAAAATACATATCAGCTGTATAGCTAATACATATAATGAAAATTTAAGAAGTCCCCACAAGAATTTATCCATTATCTAAACGGTGGCCCCATAAACCAGCACACTAAACTGTGTCGTGTTCCTTCTGTTACTGCTTTTATTCTGTGTAAATAAAAAGATGGGAAGATAATCATATCACCTTTATCTTTAAATCCTTCAATCGGTTCTATCTTACCGTCCATGTTTTTAATTTGTAAGATGCCACCCTTGTAATCCTCAAAGTTAGACAACTGTACAATCATAGATAACTTTCGTATCAATCCTGGATATGGTCCGTCCATCTCTGGTGGGTATATATCTCTGTGCCATTGGTAATGTTGTCCTTTTGTATACTCAGTAAACTGAGGGCACTGTAAGTTAGTCACATCAAAACCATAATCTTGTTTATTTATTTGCGATGCAACTTCACACAACTTAGGAACAATCCAATGCTCAAGAGGATACCATTTAATCTTAGAGTTTCTATCTTTCTTTAAGTCCGCCTCTTTTTTCCACATAACACCAGCCAACTGTTCCGAATAATCTGGTGACTCTTTTACCATCTCATCACATAACTTTATCGGAACAGCTTTCGGTATAGTTATAAATGTTTTATACATCCACAACCTCACATGACCCAGCACTGCATGCAAGAGTTTGGGAGGACTTGGTGTGATCCTCTTGCTCATGCAATGCTAGTTCATTCCAATTAATTTTATTTGGTTGGTTCTTTTTTAACTTGTGATATTTTATTTCATCTATATCTTCATACGGTGCTTGTTGATACACATGCCCAAAGTTAGGTAAGAAAGATATACCACTAAGATCATCAAAGTTTCTCCAACACCAGTCAGCTACACCAAGCCACTCATCTTCATCCACTGATATAGTTACACTTGGTTTGTGCTCGCACCAATGTTTGGCATAAACTAACCAATGGTCTAATTGTTCAATAGCCGTACGTTTATTACGAGTTATGCACCCACTTGGTGCTTTCTCTACAAATGAAAAGACAGATGTAGAATCTGGTTTCATAACACAATCTTCTATTGGTATATTCTGAGTTTGTAAGAATTGTGTTAGTGGATCTTTCTTATCTCCTCTAACTCTACGAATGTAATAATCATTGTGCCTTGCATGTATACCAGATGCAGCATTAACTAATTGTGATACTGTGCCTGATGGTTTAACACAAGTAATAGCCGTAGCTTGGTTGATACCAAATCGTTTAGACCATGTCTTATTAACAGCTACTGCTTTATCTTTTAATTTCACAAGCAACTCTGTTAGTACAGCTTTGTTATAAATATTTCCAGATAATATTTTATGATCCATGATACCAGTTAAAGATACTCCGAGTAATCTTTCTTTCTCTGTTGTATCTTTCCATTGTCTTCGTAGATATTTAAAGTTTGTTAAGGTAGCTTGCATAGTACCAAGTATAGTAGCCGCCTCAACCTTATCTAGTAAGTCTTCTTCTTTATCGCTCTCACGTACCACTACTTCGGATAAGTTACAAAATTGGAAAGGTTGTAAAATTATTTCCGAACACGGATTAGTTCCGAACTCAAAGTCAGCGTCTCTTCTTTTATTACGTGATGCAACTTTCTTTGAGGCTTGTCTGTTAAAGATACCGCGTTCACCACTACCAGATTTATATAGCGCTAACCATTCTTCCATAAAAGTTCCAATGTTATCTGGCTTGGTTTCATATACGGCAGAGTTATTTGATAGCGCACGTTGTGCCTCAACTCTATACCATTCACCAGACTTCGCATCTCTCATGTCTCTATCATCAAGGTCTGATAAACTAATCATAGCCGAACGTCTTACTCCTCCAACAACAACAATCTCACCTACTTTACAGACAAGATCGTGACACTCAAGTGGTGTTAGTTGTCTGCCTTTTGCTTTAGTAAAGGTTTCAATGGCGAAGTTGAAGAGGTCGACAAGAGGTGCAGGTCCAGAAGCTCGGCCGCCGAAAGTGTTAAGTCTTGCTCCTGATGGTCGCACATTAGATACATCCCACCTTGGGACTTGCCCGGCATACAATAGTGTAACGATTTCCCTAAATGCTTTTGCCCAACCAAGCTTGGAGTCTCTGACCATAATAACAGTCTCTGTATTGTGAAACTCATCAGCAACACTAGGCAAATTTCTGGTATATTTTTTCTCAACACTAAAGCCAACTCCCGTCCCGCACATAAGTACATATAATATTTCATCAAAAGCTTTTGGGTGATCTACTGGAACATAAGAACAATTATACCCAGCTATGTTTTCTTTTTCCAAGGCTGGGCCCGCAGTCATCAGTGCCCTCATTGATGGCATGACATCTAACTTCATGACTTTATTAGATAAATAGTCCATAGTTTTTTTATCTAAATCATAGTCACAGTTCTTTTTTAGTTGTTGTTTAAAGAAATTAAAGTACCGACTTACAGTTTCGTGCCATTCCTCTCTTCTCTTTTCTTCTGGTAACCATCTAGCATATCTAGATTTGTGTATAAATTGTTGGTAAACAGTTGGTAATGTCGTCATGGTCTCCCTTTCATTTTAATTAAGTTTCTAATATGTATTAATGTCATTACCACATTCAGTACCATCATAAAGTATAGACCCTCTTGGATAGTCCATGACCACCAAAAAAACTGGGAGCAAATACCAAACAACGGTGCCTTCCGTGACCCATTTCCGTACAAGTATACTGACACACATGCACTGAGTGAGCAGATTATTTCAAGTATCGGAAGTTCTGATACTATCATTCTTTTTCTAGCAATTCAATATATCTATTTAAATACCATCGAGCTTTCTGTAAATCCTCTAGTCTTTTGCCTTTGTAATTACATCTCCAAGAGTATTTCATTACTTGTCCACGTAGGTATCCTCTGTATTCTTCAGGTGTAAGCGCAGCTTCGATAGCTTCTATACACTCGACACCTTTACTATTATATTTGTAATGGGGTGGGTTGTTTACTAAATCATCTGTCATTTTTTGTCCTCTCCATGTGTCATGTTTAGTAGTACATTTAATCTCTTCCTTTGAAAGTCTGTATTATTAGGTTCATGAATGAGCTTACGAGCAAAAGACCGCACTTGACTATAATGCAGACCAGCAAGATCACAAACATCGACGAACCAAGAAGCAGTAACCCCAACAGATTTGCTAAACCAACGAACAGCTTCTTCCCTAACATGTACAGCTTCTTTAGTGGTGTTATTATTATCGTTACTAGCATCGAGTAAAGCTTGGTATATAACGGCTCTGAATAATGCTCTTTCATTCTCTCCCTCTTTATTTCCCTCGGTGGTCGTATCGAGTATAGGGTCTAAAACTATTCGGGTTTGGCTTTGGTTTAACAAAGATTTCTGTTGTGTTAATTTCTTTTGGTCGTTCATCTATCCAGTCCACTGGTACAAATCGCTCTGCCCATATAAAATTATTATTAGTTAGCCAATCACCATAAGTTGTTTTGCTAGTTTTGTAAAGTTTATTCCTAGAATTCTGTAATACAAATCTAATATCTAAGTCGGGTCTTTGCTTTTTAATATACAAATGCTTGGCTCTATCTTCTCTTGTTAATTGTCCTTTAAGTTCTATTATAATACCGTTTGTTAATATAATGTCTGGGGTGTATGTCCTTTTAATCTCTGGAACTAAATAAGGTATGACAAGTGTTTCATATTCAAACTTAACTTTATCTTCATCAAGCCTAGCACAAACAGTAGCTTCAAAGATGGATCTATAAAATCCTTTTTCTTTTCTTAATACACTCATGGTATATCTTCTGATACATTAGGTTCGCTAACCACTTTGGTTAACCATCGTGG